AATGGCTATCGAGATACAGGCCTTCTGACCATAGCGTCATACTCCGCCTCGCACTGCTGGCCAGCTATTCGGGATCGGTCATACGCTTTCGCCAGCTCTCCCGCTCGAGCATCAGCCCGTGTGAGCAGGTCGGAGAGCACCATGGCGGCGCGGGTGGCTGCCTGGCCTCGGGCGATAGCGGAGGTATCCGCGGCGGGGCAACGGACGGTGGCGGCGAAATTGGCTGCGTCGTGCTGCAGCCGCTGGCCAGCAGCATCGGCGCCAGCAGCACCAGCATCAGCCACCTGGTGTTCTTCTCTTGCATGGGCTCTCGCCTCCTCCTGCGCATGGGCGCGTCGTTGTTCTTCCTCCCTCGCGCTGCGCTCGCCCAATACCTCGGCCAGGCGGTCGCCGCTGTCGCGCTGCGCCGATGCTGTGGCAGCCTCAGCGCGTTCGACAGATCGGCCGTGCTGGTAGGTGCCCCAGTAGGACGCCACCACCAGCAGGAGCGCCAGCGCACGCAAGCCCCAGCCGTTCACGCCAGAGCCCTCCGCACGCCCTCGTCGATCACCTGGGACTTGTACGGGTTGCCGCCGTTCTCATGGATGATGATGCTCTCGACGAACACCCGCAGCGTGGCCGGGTCCTTGATGTTGATCGGGTCAGTGGTGCGCACGCCCAGGCGCTTGGCCACGGCCAACGCGTAGGCATCGGTGTCGTTCTCGTTCGACGGTGCCCAGCGGTTGATGGTCTCTAGCACCGTGTCGATGCCCTTCCCGCCCACGCCTGGCATGCCATCCTTGCCGCGGTAGGCAATGAGCAGTTTGCCCAGGGCGCGGATGCCGTTCTCGGGAGAGTCGAAGCGAGCGAAGCGCGGCTTGCTGGCTCCAAGCTCCAGACCCAGCTGGCCCACCCAGTCGTTGCGCGGGTTGAAATCGATGTTCCCGGGATTGTTGTTGCGGACGCCGCGTGCGGTCATAGTTTTCTCCAGGCAAAAAAATACCGCCATCAGGCGGTTGTCTTCGTGGGCAAGCTGTCGTTCAGTCGATCAGGCCGGTGGCACGGGCCAATCGACCGTCTCGGGATACCCCTCTTGCGTCTCGACGCGATTCAATGCGAGCCGGTATCGCTTCCAGGCCATGAGTGCAGCCTCCTCTGCTGCTGTCGCCTCGCCCAGGTCGGCAGCATCTTGCAGCGGCGCAATCCGCAACGTTGCAAACGACAGCAAGCCGTCACGCTGCGCTTTGACCTGCGCCTCGATCTCCTCTGGCGTTTTTTCTGGCTCCGGTTCTGGCTCAGGCTCAGGAGGTGGAGCCACCTTGAAGCCGCCGTCGATGGTCACCACCAGCCCTTCGCACATGCCGTCGATGGCTTCCAGATACTGTGCCTCGGTGATTTCGACGAACCCTTCGGCAAAGTCACGCCGAACCTCGCCATTCGCTGCATAGGGCATTACTTGATCCTCATGTAATAGGTGGCGCCGATGTTCTTGGGTCGGGTCTCGTTGCCCGTGCCCGCATCACCGGTCTGGAGGTTTGTGTTGTTTGCGGAACCGATGCCTACTCCGCCCGATGCCACGCCCACGGAGGAGGTCGCGGTACGCCCGACGTGGGAGTGCGTGACCATCTGATCGAATTCAAGCGTGCCCGCTGAGCCGGCACGAATGAACCGGCGCTCGGTGTTGATCAGGCTGATCGTCCGCCCGTTGATGGGGCTGCCGGACAGGTTGATCACTGCGGTGGCCAGCACCAGCGGCGCCGAGCCCGACACGCTCTCTGAGGTCAGGATGCCCGTGTTGTAGTCATCGGCCGCTGTCAGCTTCACATACCGATAGCTTTTGTCCTTCGGCGGCTCAACCACCCCGGTAAGGTGGGTGAACAAGGGGATGGGCACGCCAATTGGCTGGTAAGCCCACAGCTCGCCCAGGTCATCCGGGGCAGAACTGATGGACCGCCAGGTGTCGCCGAGATAGCCCTCGAACTGCCCGGTAGTGCTGTTGTAGCGGATCATGCCGTTGACGGCGGTAGAGGGTCGCTGAGCCGGCGTGCCACCCGGAAGGATGGCCGCACCGGTTGTCGTGGCTGCGTCCTTCTGCACGGTTGCGCCAAGCGCCTCGTCCAGGCCATCCACCTCCTCAGTCGGGATCTTGAACAGTTCGGAGGTGGTTGGGTTCAGGCTGCGCAGGACCAGATCGGCCTGGCCATCGTGGAGCACGACGTCCCACTGCTCGGTGGTGACCTCCTTGAGCCACAGCATGCCGGCCTGCACATAGGGTGGGCGCGAGATGCCGCGGTGCAATGAGTTCAGCGCATCGCGAAAATTGTTCAGGTCAATCGCGAGCTGCGACCCGCTCTTTGCGTTGGGGTCCATTGCACCCCAATCGAATTGGCTCATAGGTACTCCTTAGATCCGCCGGCCATAGCCCTTGGCGAGATAGTCAAATGTGCGCGCAACCCCGTTGCCGGCACTGTCGAAGAACCGGACGTCGAAGCCGCTGTCGTCGATGTTGGTGACCAGTTTGCGATCCCCCACGCTCAGGCCCTGCGCATCCACGGCCAGGGCAGGACGCACCATGAAGGCGGGGGCAAAGCTGATCCGCACCCCTCCGGCCGGGCACAGCAAGTCATTGGCACCGGCAACGCGGTCAGGCATGTCAATGACGATGCGCATCTGGCTGACGCTCGGGGTCACCGCCGGCGCATAGCTGCGCAGATGCAGGCGGAAGCGGAACGCCCGCGCCGTGTGCTCGCCAATGGTCAGCGGGGCCCAGGGGGTCCAATCCGTCGGCGCCGCTGGCTGCGGAGTACTGCTTTGCGAAACCTCCAGCGTCAGCCCCCATTGGCCGGGATCGACATCGGATAGCCGGTCGATCGACGCCAGGGTGACCCAGCTCGCCATGGTGCCAAGGATGTCAAAGCCAAAGGCCAGAACTTCGCTGGTGAGGCGCGCGGTGTAGACGTGGCCCATGTCGACGATTTCGTCGGCGTAGTACCAGCCCTCCTCCTTGAGTCCCGACGTGCCATAGGCCATGGTCACGACCTCGGCTAGCGTTGCCCAGTCTGAGAGTGTGTCCTGGCTGTCCAGCTGCAATTGCCCGAGCGACACGCTGACATCCATCCGCTCGCCCGGCCAGGCCGGGCCCTCCTCCACCACCTCGACGGCGTTGTAGCTGTCCAGGTCGGCGATTTCCGAGGTACCCGATACAGCATTCAGGCTATAGACATCACTGGTGTCTACTGCGCGCACCAGGTAGGTACCGCGGCGAGCCGGCAGGGTTGCCGTGTTGACCCCCGCCGAAACGCGATCGATCACCACCTGGGCGCTGGCCCAGGTCGCCCCAGCCAAAGCCGGGCTGTAGCGAACCTCATAATGGTCAAGGTCAAGGTCAGGAACCGGTGGCCACCACAGTGTCAGCTGTCCGGCGTTGACCGTCAGCCGCAGGTCGGCGATATCGGCAGGAGGCCGCAGCAGGCCCTGCAGCGACACGGTCAGGCTGGCCCAGGGCGAGCGCAGGCCGGTGATAGCCATCGAGCGGACGCGGATCTTGTACTCGCCCGGGTTGGTGTCCTGCATTTCCGCCGTCACGCCGGACTGCATGCTCAGCGGACCGTAGTCGCTTTCGCCGGGGCGCCAGACCTGAAACTCATACAGCGTGATCCGGGGATCGCTGGGCGGAGTGACCGAAATTGACGCGCCCGATCTCACCGCCACGCCGGCACGGTACAGGTACTCGTCAACCGCGAGGTTGATCGGCGCCGGCAGCGGTCCGGTTGGGATCAGCGAGGTATCCCGCTCAGGCAGGTTCAGGTTCAGCTCGACGCGGGCGTATTTGTCAGGGTCGTGCTCGACTGCCGTCACCTGGTACTGGGCGCCCTCCTTCTCCGATACGCCGACAACCCGGAACAGCTCAGGCTCAACGGAAAGATTCGACAGCACCCACATCGCCGCTACCACGGGGACGGCGCTCAGTGGCTCGATCAGCGTGACGACGTTTCCAGTGAAGGCCTGCACCTGGCGTCTTTCGATCACGCCGGTTGGCAGCATCACATCAATGAACCAGTCAAACCCAACGATCTCGTCGGGCACTTTGTCGAGCTGCAGTTCCGACAGCCCCGGAACCCGAACACGCCCACTCAAGCGTGCGCCAGCCTGTGAGGGATCTGACACGGCAATGATGTCGCCTGGGCGCAGGTCGGCATGGTCGACGCCCGCGGTGTAGCTGATGGTTTCGGTTTCGGCGCGCTCGCTGTAAAGCAGCCAGCGGCCGAGCCGGTGCGCCTGGCCGCGTGACGTACAACCGAACGCCGTCACATCCAGCTGCCGCCATCCAAACTCCCGGATGGCGGCAGCGTCTTCCACGACCTCGACTTGCTTCTTGTAGCCGTCCTGAGGGTCGTTCCAACTCACCAGCGCAGCCGAATGGCGCTCCCGCAGGCCGGTACCGACCCGCTCGAACTCACCGTTGATGACGTTGGCCGGTGACACCAGCTTGACCGGATCGTTTGGCATGTCCGCCACGGCCACCGCCGAATTGCTGCCCCAGTACGTCATGCCACGAAATGCACTGGCCAACTGATTCAGGGCGTTGATCGCCTCAACCTGCTCGGCCAGCACGGTGTTGACGGTGAAGCGCGGCTCCATCTTGCCGTAGCCGTTGGGCACCAATTCGTCGCAGTATTGGGCGATCTGGTAGAGCGACCACTTGTCGACGCTTTCCAGGCCAGCCCCGTAACGGGGATGGGTTGCAAGGTCCAGGTAGATCCAGGCGGGGTTGTCCGTCCAGGCCAGCTTGTAGGTGCCATCCCAAAGCCCGGTGTACGCCCGCGTGACCGGGTTGTAGTTCGTAGGCACACGAATGATGCGGCCTTTCACGTCATAGGCACGAGACGGGATTTCGGAACCGAACTGGCGCGCGTCGACCGTAAGGCCGATCAAGGCGCTGTCCGGGTACATCATCCGAGCCTCGATGATTTCGGTGTAACTGGCCCAATAGGTATCGTTCTGGACCGTGGCGGTGCCGTCTGGCGTCTGCCGGGTCACGCGGACTGTCCAGGGCCCTACGCCATCCAGGTAGATGCGCTGCTGCTTCTCGTAGGGCGAATTGGTCTTGCCACTGAAAATGATCATCGCCGAACTGACCCAGGGGCCATTGCTCGGTCTTACCTCGACCAGCAGTTGCGCGTATGAACCGTTGATATCGCCGGTCTTGGGATCCTGACTGGATAACGCAGGCGCGCGGACCTTGATACGGATCGAGTTCGCTTGAAGGTTCGTGATGGCCCGCACCAGAGGCATGCCCGCCTTGATCTGGGTCGATACATCGACCTCGCTCTCGACGACAGAAAAGCCAGGAATCGGCGCCTGTATGGCCTCGCCGGTTCGGGTGGTCACCGTCACCCCGGAGAAGTTGAAACTGCCGTCTGCGGCCTGCAGCGGGGTATCGTCGAGAAACACCGACTTGAGCCCATTCACCAAGCCAACGATCGGCCCCTCTCCCAACAGGTCGATAATCCGTGCCGTTGCAGCGGATCGCAGCGTGTTCGGCGCCTCGACTGGCGTCCTCGACGAGCCGCCACCACCGCCCTTGCCGCCACCTTTGGCGCCGTGGATGTTGTCCATTACACCTCCTCGGCGGTCAGCCCAGCGCTGACCACAATAGAGCCGGTCCTGACCCGGCCATAGATCACCGGTACCGGCAGGCCCTGGGTGCTGGTGTTGGTGGGCCCGTCGAACAGGAACGACGGGCGTTCATCTGCTGACTCGCGTCCGGCGTAGTCGTTGCTCTTCGGGGTTTGACTGAACAAGCTTGTGACCCCGCCCGTGGTCTTGTTGAAACCCTTCTTGACCATGCCGTAGTTGCCGGTCATCACGCCCCAGACGACCATAGAGATGCCGGAAACGATGTTCATCACGCCGCCGGCGCCCTCGATTGCCGGCAGGATATGGACCTCATCAGCGGCGCCCAGGGCAACCACCAGACCTTCCTCGGCCAAGGACTCGCCCTGCTCGAGCGGGCCGCGCAGTACATGCCAGTGGCCGGCCTCCAGCGCTTCGCGGAAGCCCGGCAGTTGCACCAGCAGCGCACGCACTGCTTCGGCCGGATCGCGCACGTCCAAACGAAAAGGGCCCCCGAATTGGGAGCCCAGTGCGCCGTGCAGATGGATGGTCTTCATCGTGACTCATGCCTCAACCAAAGGATGATGTGCGGCAGCCAGCGGCCGATCGGCTCGCGCCGGGACAGCTGGGCGGCGTCTACGGGGTCACTCCCGCTTGGGTGGTGCAGCGCGAGACCGTGCTCGAGTAGCACCCCGCCGTGGTTCGGTACCGGTGAGCGCAGTTGAGCAATCCACATGTCGCCCGGCAGAGCCTCGGCTTGCTCGATGCGGCGGAAGCCCGCGGGCGCGATGCCATCTCGGTACAAGTCGCCGCCGTTCAGCCACCACTCCCAGTCCCGCGGGAACTCGATCAGGTCGATGCCCAGCTCCAGGCGATAGTAGTCGCGGATCAGTGCGTAGCAGTCGGTGACGCCGTGGCGAAACCCACGCCCCACCAACGGGGTGCGCTCGACCTGATCGCCGAACCAGACAGGCTCGGTGGCCCGCTCGCCATCCGTGGCCACGATGCCCCACGGCACACCGCTGGCCGCCTGCCCACGCATGTCTGCGGCGCTCGGGCAGGCCGGATAGTCGGGGTGGCTATGCACCACCGCCAGCAGGCCACGCGCCACGGCAGCCGCCATCGTGCGCTTGTCGACCTGGAACGTCTTGGTGGGCTCGGCGGCGATGTTCTTCACCCGCCGGCACTCGCCCGGGGTGATCAGCCAGACCGCTTCCTGTGGGTAGCTGGCAATGGCCTCGCGCTGTAGCTGTTCCGTGTACTTCTCGAACATCACCGATACCTCGCCACACCTGGGAACCCGTAAAACGGGAGATTGCCGTAGATGCCAAAACGCAGCTTGCAGTCGGAGAGCCGCTTACCGCACCGGTCAGCCCCGCGATCCGCGCTTGCGCCGCTCTCCGTCCACTCGCCAGTACCGGCATAAGGACAGGTCACCCCTTCGTAGCGATACTGGGTGCCATCCCACCACCGGTACCGGTGCGTGCAGGTGTCGCGCAGGACCTGGCGGGCCGGGATCATCCGGCCCTCCTGGTCCATCTGCACCGACAGCTCGAACTGAATCTGCGTGCGGTTCTGCCGGGCCTTGCGCTCGATCACGTAGTAGTCGATCGGGAACAAGGCGTCGGGGTCAGGATCACTGCCATCATCCAGGTGCTTGCGGTAGGTGCGCTTGCGCCGCACCGGGGCGCCCACCAGGTCGTTGGCTGACATCACCAGCGACAGGAAAGCCAGGTCCTGGGCTGCCAGCAAAAGAGTCGGGCGCGGCAGAGTGCCCTGCCCGTTCCACTCGAAGCCCTCGGCCTGGATTGGGAACGGCAGGTACTGCACGCCACCGAAGCGGATCGGCTGACCGTCCACCGCCGCCGTGGCGAAGTGCATGACCTCACCGCCGTACTGGGTCGCGTCGATCTCGAACATCTGCACGATCGCATCCTGCTCCAGGCGCTGCATGTCCGTCGCGATGATCTCGGGCGTCATGGGTTCAGGTCCTCGATGAAGGTGGCAGTCAGGGTGTAGAGCCGGTAGGCGATGTGATTGACGACTGGGGGCTCGGCGCAGATAACCCGCAGATCACCTTCGCCTGGGATCGTGCACTGAAATGCCTCAACCCCGCGGCGCGCGCTCAAGAAGTTACGGAGCGTGTCTTTCTGGCCAGCCTTCAGCGCGGTCCAGGTCAAATTCCAAGTGCGCCGAAACGGCTGCAGCCCGGCGACTCGACGAAGCTCGTAACCGTCACCGAACCCCGTCACATCACGCGCAAACGTGCCCGACGCCGTCAGACCGTAATCTGGCGGTCGGCCAATGTTGGGTAGCGTTTCCATTGAGTTTCCTACGCGAGCATGCCACCTGGGCGCTGCTGTTCTTGGATTATCTGCATGATCAGGTCGCGAACACCCTCGCCGGCCAACTGGCCCTGACGGCGCGCCTCGGCCTCGCTCATGCCTGGCTGCCCCTGCACGGAGACCTGGATCGGGATGTTGAGGTCGCCGCGGCCGCGCTGGTCGGAGTCGCGATTGGATGCTGCCAGGTACCGCTTCAGGTCGCTGTTCGTCCGGCTATCCACGACCCGTTCACCCTTATCGAGCAGCCATGTGCCTTCGCGCGGGATGTAGTCCATACCGTCGTGCGCCATACCGGCGACCGAGTTGATCATGGTCATGAAGCTGCCCGCCTGCCCCATGCTGGACGCCGCAGCAGCAGGAGCAGCGAGAGGCCCTACCAGTGGAATGGCAGCCGTCGAGGTGAAGGCGTTCAAGCCCGCCATGATCACCTGCGACGTACCCCATTGGATCAGCATGCGCAGAGCGGTCTCCGCAAACGTCGCCGTGAGGTCTGAAAACGAGAGCTTGCCGGTCTTCACGAAGTCAACGAGCGCGTCGTTCATGCCCGAGAAGGCTGTGGTGAAGGCCTGACGAGACTGACCGGCGAAGTCGTTGGCGTTCTCGTAGTAGGTCAAGAACGCCCCCTGCGCCCCCAGGGTCCAGTCGCGCTGGGCATCATCAACATCCTGGTAGTACCGATCCTGCATGGCCAGCCTGTCGCTCAATGCCTGGCGGAGGGCAGCAGTCTCTTTGTCGTACAGACTCTGACTGATGCGCCCTTCGTTGTGCTGCTGCTCGAGGTTGTCCAGCTGCTGCTGGTACTGCTGCTCGATGTTGAGACGTTCTTGCATGCGCTGGCGCGAAACGTCGCCCATGCCCATGCCGGCTAGATTGCTTTCCAACACCGCCGAGGCCCGCTGCAGTTGACTGTTCAAGTTGGCTTGGAACGCCGACAGCTTCTGCGCTTCCTCGGTGGCCACCTTGCGCAGCTGCATCTCGCGCTCAAGGGCTGCGTTCTTCTTCAACTGAGCAGTGATCAGATCCTGGCTGGCCAGCAGCGACCGTTGATCGGCAGTCAGCACCTGCTTGCCCTTGATATCGGCCAGTTGCTGTTCCCAGCGCACCAGGGCCTGACCAGCCTCGCCCAGCTTCTGCATCTCTCCAACCTGGGCGCCGATAAGGCCATTCTGCTGCTGGAGCACTGAGTACTGCTGGCGGGCCTGATCGAGAGCCTTGGTTCCGGCGTCTTCGCGGTAGGCGGGTCCCTTGCGTTCGGGGTTATCCTTAAACTGCTCACGAGCAGCGTCGCGCAGCTGGTTCAGCTCGGCCTCGGTGTACACACGCCCGCCGTCGCCAAGTGCCGACTTCCTGGCCAGCTCGTCGATCTCTTTGAGCCGCTTGGCCAGCTTTTCCTGGTTGCTCGCCGTCGTGCGCAACTGGCTGGGCTTGTAGGTGCCCAGCGTGTACTGCAGGCGGTCACGTAGGCGTGGTAGATCGACCCGGAGTTCAGGTTGACGAACTGGCCGTTCAGGTACGCCAGGATCAACTGGGCTGGATACGACTCCATCAGCGACGGGATGTAGTCAGGCGGCAGGTTCAGCTCGTTGTCGAACGTGCTGGCCTGCACCAGGCCGTACATGCCTTGCAGGGCTGGCTTCTCGCGCAGCTGCTTCACGAACTGCTGATAAACGAACTTGAACCCCTCGGGGGTTGTCGTCACATCCACGCCGTTCTTCAGCCCAGGCACGTTGTAGCGCATCCGGGCAATGATCTTGCGCCAGGCGTGCTCGGCCTTGAGCGCGGGCAGAACATCGAGCTCATCGACCAGGGCGTGCCCGATCTTGAATCCGACGATGGTCTGCGGCTTCTCCATCGAGCGGCAAATGGTCGTGCTGCGGTACTGGCCACCGCTGTAGAACTCGACCTCCTTGTCGCTCTCCTTCGTCTTGACCTTCAGGCCCCAGTCGAAGGCGACTTCCTCGATGGTAGGGAAGAAGATGTCGCGGATCTGCGGGTAAGTCGGCGCGAAGTAGCCGGAGTCGATCCGGGGCCACTCCCACACGTGCTTGCACAGCGCCGCGCAGCCCACCCAGGTCTTGCCAGAGCCGAACCCGGCCACGAACCCGCGGAACTTGTTCTCCATACGGAGGAAGCTGGCCTGGGGCACGTTAAGTGACGGCATCAGGCTTCCTCGCATCCACCACATCGACCTGCACCCGAGTAGGTGACACGTTGTCGTGGGGATTCTCGTTCTTGGTCTGGCGGTTCACGTAGACATCGCCGACCTCTTTGGCCGCCTGCTCCAGCAGCTGGGCAGTCAGGGCCATGTTCTTCATGTTCTCGGCCTTCTCGGCCATCCGCCCAAGCACACGAAGCCGGAATGCCCGGTTGGCAATGGGGATTTCGGATGTCTCCTCGCGGAACCGCTTACGGGTGTCCTCGAATAGCGTTCGCCATTTGGCCGCCAGGTTCGCTCCAGCACGCTTGGTTGGGTCGTGCTGCTCGACCTGCTGGCGGGTCACATCGATGTCGAATTCTTGCTTGACGGCTTGTGAGACCTGGGTAGGCGTGTCAAGCCATCCGGCCCGAACATCGCGCACGGCCCCATCAGGCGCAGCTTCACCTCGTAGTCCAGGTGGATGAACGACTCGGCCCAGCCGGTGCGGAACTCCTCGCAGCCGGCACGCATGATCGGAACACCGAAATGCAGCTTGCAGTACCGGCGCACGTCCTCGATTTCGCCCATCTCGGTGCTCTTGGCGATCCGGTCGTACATCGCCCACCACAGGGCGTTCTGGTCCAGGGTGCGGTCCTTTCCCGGGCGCATGGTGACCACGACGAACTTCTTGTCGCGGAACAGGCGGGTGAGCATTGTCACGGCCTCGGAGAGCTTGGCTTGGCTGTTGACGCTGATCTTCTCCGTCATGCCGCCACCTCCTGCAGTTGCTTCTCTGCGGCGCGCAACCTGGCGGTGAGCTGGCTGATTTCGTCCAGAAGGCCCAGCGCGACCTCCTCCACCGTCGTTTCGCCGAGGAACTCGTCCAGTGCATCCGTGTGGCGCTCGAGGGCATCACTGCCGGCGCGCCAGGAGGCGACTACCGACCACAGGAGGGGTTGGAGCTTTTGCTTGTCGATGGCCATCAGTGCTTCTCCTCGGCAGCTTCCATCTCGTCGAGCTTCTTCATGACCTGGGCGAGCAACTGCGCGTGCTCTTCCTCGGTCTCGCAGATCACCGGAACAAACAGGACGGCATGCTTCGCGAACGTCTGCGCCAGGATCAGTGCGGCGCGGATCTTCTTCATCGGACTCACACCCCCTCCCCGGCCGGCTGCCCGGCGCGCTTGATGTTCAACTTGGCCAGCAGGTGTGCACGGCACGCGGCGGCGCTGGTTGGGATCTGCTGGACTTCCAGCAAGCGGACTTGGCGCTGGCTTGCGTGCTCGTCGGCCAGCTGGGCGGCGCTCTTCTGGCTGTCATGGCCAATGCCGGTGGCAATTTCGCCCAGGGGCTCGCCAGCGACCAGCATGCGAATGGTGATGTCGTAGGCCCGGGCGAAAACCTTCTCAGCCCGCTCCACCTCCATCGACCCCAGGTTTTGCGATTCGCATTGCAGGGCCGCGTGACGCACTGCTGCGTGCGACCAGGTACGGGAACCTGCCCTGCTGGGGTGGAAGTTCTCCAGCGCCTCAGCCAGGGCCCGAGCAAGCGGCGGGATGCCCATCTCTTCAGGCGTCGGCTGGCACAGCTTGATGAACTTGCCGCTGCTCGGGGCGAAGTCGGTACCCAGCACCCGGCACTTCTGGATGCCGAATCGGATCTGCTCGAGCGTGCTGATGCCCGCGGCGACGAAGGACTTGATCCAGCTGCGTTTGGCAGCCTTCAGGGCCTCGTCATCCGGCCAGGCCTGCTTCCACGCCGGGAAGATAGCCTGCAGCTCCTTGAACAGGGCGTTGACCACTTCGGTGGTGCCTGGGTCCAGCTGCTTGGCCGGGGCCTGAGCCTCGGCTGGCAGGTTGCGGGCCGTGGACATGATCTGCGTGGCGCTCTTCGGAGCGACTGACTTGCTCATAACACCCCCAAGTCATCAGCCCAGCTGGTGTCGTCGAAGTCAGGTCCGTTGCCCTGGCGGCGAGGCGGGAACTGGTGGACGTTGCCCGCTGATGGCAGCTCGTCATCCCAGCGCTTGCCATTGAGCCAGGTTGCCGGGTGCGGGATGAACTGACCGCCATCCTTGGTCCAGTCAGCGGATACGCTCCAAGCCGCCAGTGCGGTGGCCATGCGGTTGAACAGGGCTGCGTCGACTTTGAGCTTGGCCCAGGCCTTCTCGGCATTGGCCTTGCCAACCTTGCGCGGGTACAGCTTCCAGAACTTCGCGAACAGCTCGGCCGGCGACTCGCTCGACGAAGTGAGGGAATCAGGAATCAGGTTAAGGGAATCAAGAGAGAGGGAATCAGCAGGGAAAGAACCATGCTTGTCTGGTGCTTGTCCGGTGCTAGCACCATAGTCGCCCTGAACAGGTGGTTTCTCGCCCTCTGCAGGTATGGTGCTCGCAGCTTCCTTTACGTGAGGGTTCTGGTGTTTTGACCAGTTCACCACCTGAATCGCTTTTACGCCGCAGGCCTCGTAACGACGGATGAAGCCCTTCTCAGCCAAGGAATCGAGCATTCCCTCGATGTCGACGTTGTCAGCCGGGAACAGCGCCATCTTCAGGCGTTTCGGGCGATCTTCAAGCCGCCCCTCACGGTCAGCCTCGGTCCACATGCCGATGAACAACAGACGAGCAGCGAAGCCCAGGTCTGCAAGGTCTTCGTTCGAGAAGAACCCTGGTTTGATGTTTCTTGAGCGGGCCATCATTGGGCCTCCAGCTTGGTGATCAGGTTTCTGGCTGCCTGTGCTGCAGTTTCGAGAGCCTCATGGCGCGGCGGGACACCATCCTCAATGAGCAGGACGAGGTCTTTCGCGGCCTCCAGCAGCTCGGCATACGAGAAATAGTCACCAATGCCAGCCGCAGTGACGCGCCCGCCCAGCAGGGGCATGCCGAGTCGGATAGGAGTGGCTGGGGTCTCTACAACAAGAGTCACGATTTTCATGGGCGCACCTTCCCGACCATCTCGGCCAGTTCAGGGAAGCGGTCCACGTACCAGTGAGGCTGCGTTTCGCGGGGAGATTGAGGGCTGGTCAGGTTCTTGCCGTATCGCAAACCCTTGTCGGTGATGGACCAGAACGTGACTGTCTCCTGCTTAGAGTTTTTGCGCTGCATGATCTTGAGCAGGCCCGCCTGCTGCAGAGCCTTGTTGAAGGCCGCTGGAGACATGCGGATGCCGTGGTCTTTCAGCAGGGCGGTAGCGGACTTGGTGGCCATGGATGAGCCGCCCGCAGCATCCGTGGCCTCATCGATGGCGTAGCCAGGCAGGAACTTGGCATCCAGGCCGTTGTTCTGGGCGATCTTGGCCAACATCAGCATCTTGCTGGAGTTTGCCGGCTTCAGCAGGCGGTCAAAGCACTCCAGGATGGCCAGTTCGCCGATAACCTTGGAATTGTTCGCCGGCAACGGCGCGGCCGCAGCGAAGGATCGCTCAAGCTCTTGCCAGCGATCTACCAGCTTGGATGTGAACTCCGGCGAAAGCTGTGCAACGATGGCGTAGCTGTCACGCTCGCAGACGTTGTAGATCCGGGTTGCCCTAGCCCTGCCCAATTTATCGCGGGACCATTCATCCTCAGATTGAGGATGGACCAGTCCGCTGGCCGCCAGGTCTTCAATGGTGCGTTTCACGTTGTCGTGACGCTTCCCGGTGACGCTAGCGATCTCGCGGGAAGACATCGTGCGCGCCACAGAATCGTGGTTAGCATTTTGTGGCGCGGCCCTGCTCAGGGCCTGTACATGTAGGTCGGAGCTGTGCATAATCAGCCTCACAGAAGTAGTTGAAGAAACCGCCCCGCCAGGCGGTTTTTTTATGCCCGCGATTCGGGCTTATCAGGGCCTGGTCAGGCCCTTCGGTGGAATGGCGTTACCGCCCCCCGTGGGTTACGGGGCTTGGTTCGGCTGGCCAGTTCTCGACGGATGAGCTCTGCTGCAAGCGCCTCAGGGGTCATCCCCCGACGCGCAGCCTCTCGCTCCAGCTGCTCCATCAATCCCTGGTCCAGGCCGACCTGTTCAATAGGCATGGGCCCTCCTCCGGGCCTTCAGGCCACTTCGTGTTCACCGGTAGTCTCCGAAGACAGGGCGGCCAATTGCGCCTCAAGCAGCTCACGGCACAGCACGGCACGCTGAGTGCGGTGGAAGGTGGCCAGCGCCTGGATCAGGTTGAATGTGTCCTCATCGACCCGGACCTTGATCTCACGGTCATGCAGGTGCTTGGGGTTGGCGTACATGCGGGAAAGGCTCCTTGCTGCTGTTGAAGATGGTTAGGCGGCGCCCTTAAGCGCTTTTCGAGCAAACGTGATGAGATCTGGGCGCAAGCCGGCGATGGTGATTTCTCCACCAGATGCGTCTTGCAGTCGTTCGGCGAGATCAGCGGAGGCCTTCCGGTGACCACCTGCGAGCTGCCACAGATGACCAACGGATGTCTTCGCGGCGGCAGCAACTGCCTGGCGCCGCTCATTTGTGGCCCCGCTCAACCAATCACGGAGGTGATCATTCATGAGGGTTCTCCTTACACATATGGCGAAATTTAGCTCATGGCTAATGTTCAAGCAAGGAGAATTTAGCTTTGGGCACATTTAGCAGCCAGCTAAACACTGGCATTCTTCGCGTCATGGATATCTACGAGATTCGCAAGCACAATCTGGTCAAGCTGATCGGCAACCAGAGAAAAGGCTCCTGCGCTGAGCGCTGGGGAATGGCGCCTGCGCACCTGAGCCAAATCCTTTCGAACAAGACGGCAAAGAACCTGGGGGATGATGTCGCGCGGCGAATCGAAGAGGTTGAGGGATTGCCCCGAGGCTGGTTCGACTCGATCCCTGCTGGTGAAGGCGCACAACCGCAAACGGAGGCCGTGGACAGCAAGCTATCGGCTGCCGACCTGGTCAAGCAGATGCTGGCCAAGAGCGGGAAGGGAATTTCTGAGGAAACTCGCCAGCGTTTGCTTGCAGCGGCTGAGGAGCCGGCTGCCTCAAGCGTGATTACAGCTGACTTTTCCCGGCCAGGTCTTGTCGGGGATGAGGTGCGGATCGCCCACTACGATATCCGCGGGGCCATGGGCGGCGGACAGGTGGCTCCCGACTACCCCGAGATGCTTCAAGACATCCGAGTCAGCCCGAAACACTTGCGCGAACTCGGTGTGGAATTCGCGGAGCACTACCACCTCAAGATGGTCACCGGCTGGGGCCAGTCCATGGCGCCCACCATTAAGAATCGTGACCCACTGATCGTCGATGTGAGCATCCGCGAATTCGTCGGCGATGGGATCTACCTGTTCTCCTGGGGCGACCATTTGTACATCAAGCGGCTACAGATTGCGGACGAAGATCACTTCGAGATGATCTCGGACAATCCGAAGCACAAAGACCGGATGATCCGGCGGGAAGAAACCTATATCCAGGCCCGGGTCCTGCTGGTCTGGAACGCACATCTGGTATAGCCATGCCCCTCACCAAGCCCAACCAGCAGCTGCGCCGCGACTTAAAGGACGCAGCGTTCGCCCTGGAAAGCGCCGCGCTGGAGATCTTCCACAAGGCCCAGGGTGGCGAAGAGGCCCAGTTCTTGGAGGCGATGAAGCGTGTCGGGGAGCTGCATGAGCTAGCCGATCGGTTGGTTGGATATGGGGGTGAGGTGAAGGCGGGGCGGATTGAGCGGGGCGCAAAGGCATAGTGCCTGGCGGCAACCTATCGCAGGGAATGTCCTGCAGAGAGCACTTCGGATTCAGTTACGTAGAGGATTGCCCAGCGGGCTAAAGGAGTTTCCGTTGTGATTGCGGCGCTTACAGATCAAAGGATTGAGCAGCTTCTGACCTGCGAAAAAACCATTACAAACCCAGGTGCCCGCTGGAAGGATTTCCCGGGCTGTAAGCAAAAAAACTATGATGTCACCTCAGATGACGGGGCTCAGTTCGAGATCTACCTAAGGCAGAACAAAAAAATCGCACACAGTTTCTCGTGCGGGATTCTGCTGCGCCTTCCCAGCGGCGAAAGCATAACGCTCGCTCGCTACAACGGCAGTTGCCACCCTCACTCAAACCCTCTCGAAGGCGGTGAAAAGGTTGATTTCACGCCTCATATTCATCGCGCAACAGAAAGATACATCCGCGCCGGAAGAAAGCCCGAGCACTACGCGGTCGCCACAGACGCCTATTCCGATCTGGAAGGAGCGTTCGATAACCTTCTGATAGACTGCAATGTATCTGGCCTTGGCCGACCATCCACTCGTCATCCAGACGTAGGTGCTTGGCAGCAAACCACATTAGGCTTCTTCGACGATGAGTGAACTGGCAGAAATCCGAAAGTCCTTATGCTCCGCTTTTTGCGAAGACGTCGCTGTGCGCGAGTGTGGCGATATGATTGCTGTCGCCCTTCCCATGGTTGCAAGGGATGGCGACCAGTTCACCGCTTACCTATCCCGGATTACCGGTGGCTGGAGAATTTCCGACTCAGGCACGACAATGATGCGCTTGAGCTATGAGAACGATATCTCCAAGTTCTACGCTGGATCGCGGGGCAAGCTGTACCAAAGCATTCTTGCTGAGTCAGGCCTCTCCGAGGTAGATGGTGAAATCTACTTGGAGGTTCCTGCTGACAAGCTGATCAGGGGTCTATTCGATATCACTCAGGGCCTGTCTCGCGTAGAAGATATGGCTCTGTGGTCATGGTCTAGGGTCGGCTCTACATTTTATGACGACCTGCGCGAGGCCATTAAGTCTACCCTGCCGGAAGGGTCTTACGAGGAAGGATACATCCCAGAAATTCCTGACGGCCCTGCATACATGGTCGACTACAAGATTCGTACACAGGGGCGCCCAGTGTATCTTTTCGGCGTTAACGGAAAAGACAAGGCTCGGGTAACCACCATCACTCTCCTACACCTCAAGCAGGTTGGTGAACCGTTCACTTCGATAATTGTGTGCAGTGACTTCACCGGGCTCCCTAAACAAGACAGCGTCCGCCTGCTCAAAGCGGCCAATGACTTCGTACCAGACATAACGGACCTAGAAACATTCCGCGAAAAGGTCCGACATCATGTCGGATAAGAGCAATCAGCCCGCCTCGGCGGGCTTTTTCATGCCTCCAGCAGATCCGCCGCTTTCTTCTGACGCTTCTGCTCGTACATCTCGTTGTCCGCAATGGTCAAAGCAGCTGCTATGCGAGTGGTTCTGGTTGTGACGGCAAGGCCATAGGATGCCTTGATACCTTCAGCGTCAAGCGCCGCCGCTAGTCGGCTGCAGAGCGCCTGACCAGCGGCCAAGTCACAACCGACACCGATTATCGCAAACTCATCGCCTCCCAACCTGGCGACCACATCCTCAGACCTGGACGCTGCCTGTAATGCTGACGCAGCGCGCTTTATCAAAGAATCACCGGCTGCGTGCCCCTGGAGGTCATTGACGGCTTTCAGCTCATCCAAATCAACAACTATAACGACAGATGGTTGTCGGTAACGCTGATAGCGCGCTTCTTCCTTGGCAAGCAGTTGCTCCCAACCGCCCCGGTTGTACAGCCCGGTCAGTGCATCGGTAAGGGCCTGGGCTTGGAATCGCTCCGCCCGCCTCTCTTCCTCGTCGACCCTCAGTTCCATCTGCAAAATGGTGCTGAGCATCTCACCAAGCAACTCAATCAGCTCTTGGTGTTCGGATATATCGTCCGGCTTGGCTGAGGGATCAATCCCGCACAAGGTCCCGAACAAACTCCCGTCTGAGGTTCTAAGAGGCACACCGATATAGGATCCGATCGGGATTTTTTGACCGATTCGGGCAGAGGCGTAAACTGGGACCTGGCTAGCGTCAGCTGCTATGTTCGGCCCCAGCCCTTTGACCATTTCGCTACAGAAGGAGTCGTCCCAGTTGAAGACATCGCCTGCGACAACGCCATATCCTCTGTCGTCACTATGCAAAACAGTCCAGTCATTACCATCTGTGCGGGTAACCATGCATAACTGAAAGCCAAGCTTTTTGCGTAGAAAACTGAGCGCTCTGATAGACGCGCTTTCAAAATTATCCATTACAGACCTCAAGGGCGCACAAAGCGGTTTGCAGCGGGAGCAAGAGCATCCTTGCGATGGCGGATTATAGAGGTAAAGCACCAGCCCAGAAGGTTCTTTTCATGCCTTCACGCTTTTTTCACGCCTTACCCTGCACAGTGAAGGCTCATTCGATTCCCTACGTTAGCCCGCGCTCCCCTTGCGGGCTTTTTTATGGCTAGGAATCCACCACCATCCGTCCTACAATCCGACCAAGCTGAAGGATCAGCGCCCGTCGCAGAGAGCCCGCCATTGAGCGGGCTTTTTGTTGGCGGAGTTTGATGGCCCTCCGCCCAAGGTGTCGCTTGCGACCTAAAGCTTAAAGCCGGCTGGCCGAAACAGCCGATAGCATTTAGCCACACTCAAGGAAATGAGTAATGAAGACCCCGCTCCTCCTACTCCTTGCGATCGGTCTCACCGGTTGCGCGAGCACAAAGATCGATGTTCGCAACGAGGCCGAGGCCGCCAAATTCAATCCAACCGACACCGCTCGCATCCGCCTGTTCACTGGCGATAGCATTCGTGGGGGATTCGCTGTCGGACATAGCTGTGAATCTTTCTTCAACAAGGCCAATGAGGACGCGTCCAAAGCGTCAATCGGCTGGAAAGACGCCCATGTCGACACCCCCGGCCTTTATCCTTGGCGCGAGTCTGATTCCCGCAATTTTGTAATTGGCATTCCACCGTCCAAAGCATCCCGCAGGATCAACGACACCACGCAGCAGTACGATGAGCACGTAGTTCCGGCCAATAAGCCCATTATCATCGATCTCTACTACTGGAACAGCGCTGCCTCTTGCAGAGCCAAGCCTGTCACTTTCACCCCGGAGCCTGGGCGCGACTACGAATTCAATGTGGAGATGTACAAAATCAGCACCTTCAGTGCCGGTTGCGTTATCAAAGCCCGCAGACTTGAGGTCATCGACGGAGCCACCATGGAGCTGCCGATGCTCCCCAACTTCTGTGTCTTCGGTCCCACTGGTGGTCGCACGGTGAGCCTGCAAGATCAACTGAAGCAGACGCTCAAAAACGCTGAAGCGAGCAAGTAAAGTAAGCCCGCCATGAGCGGGCTTTTTTGTGTCCCTCAGAAAGGCGGATCCTCGTCGCCAGCCTCAGCTTCCTCGCAACCCTCCTCCCGCTCAATGACCTGGTCGCTTTCGTCCGGTTTCTCCCATTGCAGGATCACCGATCCGTCATCGCAGAAGGTCATGTCCAGGCCGTCTGTTTCGGATAGCAGTTCCATGATCGCGTCCCAATCCTGATCGCTGTCCGTGTCCAGACGGTGGATCAGCACCCTCCTACCAAGCTGCGCCAGCGGCGAATTGATCATCGCCGATACCCGCAGCCCCAGGCGCTCCAGGCTTGTGAGTTCTTCGTGTGCTCCGCTCTGCCGATCCTCAAGTACTGCCGCCATTTTCCTACCTCCAATACTGTATATCCGTACAGGCTAATAGGGATCATAGCTCAGTGCTAAGCGAAGCGTAAAGGTACTACTCCTAGCAAAACGGTTCGGCCCGCACTTTGTCGTCCGGCGAAAATAATTTAGCTATGAGCTATTGACGATATTTTAGCTTGGGGCTAAATTTCACATCACCGGGCGGCGCTACACAGCCCCTCGGGAGGCCCTCAGGCCTCACCGCTCTTTACACAACCAGACGTGACCACCTCGACGCACCCAGGCCATTACCTGGGTCGGGACAAGCTAAGTCGTCGACCATGCAGCCTCTGGATAGCTGCCGTGCTTCCACATGCAAGCACGCGAAACCACGCACCCAAACTGGCAATGCATCGAACACGAAATGTGCGGCGCCGGTGAGAGACGACTCGGTAGCGGTGAGTGGTGGAGAAAAAGCGATTTCACTGGCTGGCCTTGGCGACAGGGCCAGACGGGAAATCAACCAGGCAGCAAAGACCTATCTACAATCTCGAAAAAGGCTTTCTCACCTGAATGGCAGGAACGTCACCATGCGAGCACCTCTCTTGTTTTTGCTAGTAATGACATCTACCGCTTACGCTGGGCAATGTGATTGTCAGAAGATCGTTGGTCAGTGCACTGGGGCTATCGACTTCATCAAGAGCTATGGGTCGAAACCGAGCTTTGGCGCTGAAATCGAGGTTCACAGCTCGGAAAAGGTATGCTCGAAGGTCGAGTACTACGTGGCCGGCACACCTCATCAAACACTACTGGTGAACAAGAACAAAGAAGCTGAAAGCCTCTTCGGAACCAGCCCCATCACTCAAAAGTCTGTGACCTATCGAGGGTGCTACGTCTGCAGTCAAACCGATAAAGATGCAAATGGCAAGACAGCAGGAGGGGCTGGCCCAAAGGATGATTTCTCTGGTACTTGGACTGGATCTGGAAGAAATAGCTTCGGATTTTCACAGGACATGACTGTGACTGTGAGCCCCGCCGGCGGTAATCAGTACCAAATTTCGCAGAGCCATACTGCTGGTGGCACCGTTACCAACGGCAGTGGTAGTGGGACCGCCACCGGAAAGGTGCTTTCGTACTCAGTGGATGGGGGTACCATTAGCTGCTCTCTAACGTTAACTAGTGCGACCTCTGTCGTGAAAAAATGTAGCGGGTGGCTTACATCAAACGAAGCAACCCTCACTAAACACTGAGCTTCCACCCTCCAAATCTCCAAATCAATTCCAACTCTTGGGTCTGGTACTAAGCCAGACCCTCAGGCCCTCAGTTGGCCAGCCTACCCGCCCGCTTAATTGACCCATCATCAAAAACCATCGACCGCATTGGCAGGCGCCAGGCCACCTTTCACGGTGGGTTTGGTCACCTTCGCCTGGCTCCTGGCCAATGCGGCCATAAGGACAACCCATGTACCAGCCACCAGAACCATCTGGCGTAGGCCGCTGCCTGCGCTGCGCAAGCTGCATCGAAGAATCCGAGCAGGTCGGCGGAATTTGCTACGAGTGCCAGCCTGCCACGCAGGGCGAGCAGCCAGCGTTTCCAGTCCAGGCCAGCGACTACGGCGGCCACGGCACCTGCTTTGGCCTGACCATTCGCGATTACTTCGCGGCCCACGCACCTTGTGTGCCTGATGACTTTGGCTGGGCTGCCGGCGAAACCGATCTTGTCCAGCGCATGACGCGCTGGCGTTACGCCTACGCCGACTCAATGCTCGCCGCCCGGGTGAAGCCATGAGCGGCTGGATCAAGTGCAGCGACAGGCTGCCGGAGATAGGGGCCAGGGTTCTTGCTTGGAGCGAACAATACGGTGCCCGCGAGTCGCTTTACCGCGAGCACGGCAAAGGCTCGATTGCGCATGCCCACGGATATCCGCCGTACTTCTCGTGGGAAGAGCCGCAGAGCCGCTGGTCTTCGAACTGGAAGCCAACGCACTGGCAGCCCCTCCCTTCCCCACCCACCGAGTAACACACCACCTGGAGGCGACCATGCGCCGGGAGCACGAGCTTTACGCCGACAGCGCCCAGGCGCGCGAGACAGACAGGCCGCTCCATATGCTTTGTGGTCACCCGACCAAAAGCCCGCGAGGTGTGGGCCTCCTCCTTCCGCGACCGCATCGTGCACCACCTGCTGTACAACCGCATCGGTCCCGGCATCGAGCGAACCTTTATAGCGGACAGCTGCGCCTGTATCCCAGGGCGCGGTACGTTGTACGCCGCCAAGCGTCTTGAGTCGAAGATCCGCAGCCAGACGCAGAACTGGTCGCGCTCCGGCTTCTACCTCAAGTGCGACTTGGCCAACTTCTTCGTGTCGATCGACAAGCGCGTGCTTGGGCGCCAGCTTGTCGAGCGAATCTGGGAACCCTGGTGGCAGCAGCTGGCACTCCAGATCCTCATGCACGATCCGCGAGAGAATCACGATCTGCGCAGTCACCCGAAGCTGTTCAACCGGGTGCCGCAGCACAAGCGCCTGGTCGTGCAACCGGCTTACCTGGGCCTGCCCATCGGCAATCTGTCCTCGCAGTTCTTCGCCAACGTCTACCTCGACGCCATGGACCAGTTCTGTAAGCACGCGCTGAAGGCCAAGCACTACATCCGCTACGTCGACGATTTCGTGCTGCTGCACGAGTCGCCGCAGCAACTGAACGAATGGCTGTGGCGAATAGAGAAGTTCCTTCCCTGCCTGGGCGTCCGGCTCAACCCGTCGAAGACGATCCTACAACCGATCGACCGCGGCGTTGATTTCGTCGGGCATGTGATCAAGCCCTGGCGGCGCACCACTCGCAAGAAGTCGCTGGCCCAAGCCATGAAGCGAACGGCTGCCGCGCCAGCAGAGAACCTGTACGAGACGGCAAATAGCTATTTCGGCCTGCTTGGCCAAGCCAGTCATAGCCAGAAAGACCGCGCCGCACTGGCCAACTTGGTACTGAGGCGTGGGCATGTGGTCAATGGCGCGCTGACTCAAACATATCCCAAACGTTGAGGTATCCCATGCCCACAGAAAACCGATCCAGCAACACAGAGATGGTCAGCGTGCCAAGAAAGCTGCTGGAGACAATCCGCAGCTTCCACTGGACTCAGCAAGATTCGACCGACCTTGCACGAGCTAAAGCGCGGGCGGATTTGATTGAGATCCTGGCCAAGCCAGCCGAGCAGCACCAGGGCGAGCCGGTGGGCACGCTCCTGATCGACGAGTACTTCGATGGGCGCGAGGTTGGCGACGTGGACGTTCAGCTCGACACAAAGGTGTGCGAACAGCTTGCCGATAAGTATCCCGGCCAGTCGCTTCCGCTCTACATCTGCCCAGTGCCAGCAGATCCTGGCGAGGTTGAGCGTCTGCGCGAATGCCTGCGAACGGAGGTAGATGCCGGCGACAGCTGGAAGCGGGAGGCTCAAGAGCTGCGCGCCCAGCTGGAAGCCGAGAAGCAACAGCATGCCCAGGTTCTGGAGCTGGCCACGCGCCGCTGGTACGCGATTGCCAAGAAGGACGCCAAGCTGGCCGAGCGGGATGCGCTGCTTGGCCCTATTGCAGGCTGGACCGCCGAAACCCGCGCAGCTGTGCTCGAGGCATTCCAAGACGAGCTGAATGAGAGCGCTAGTTACCCGTGGTACGACGCTGCAATAGCCGACTTGATGAAGCTTATCGAGGCCCTATCCGCCAGCGCAGAGCCGAGCGCGCCGGTTGAGCGCGATGACGAATACGACTATCGCACCGACTTGGCAGCATACTTCGGCCTCTCCTACGCCAGTTGGCTGACCCTGCCTCGCGTGCTGATGGAGGCTATGCCTAAGTCCTGGCAGGCGGCCATGGCTACCCTGCTGCACCAGTACGATGACGCCTACCCAAACCAGCCTGACTTGGGAACCACTGTGCGCGTAACCGAGAACGGCAAGATCGTGCGCGCCCCTGAGTGGCTGGAGAACTACCGACACCCAGACCACGCCATGCTCAGTAAGCTACGCAGCGAGCCCGTCAAACCCTGCGCCACCCTGGAGCGCAAGCCCTCCTAACACCGGAGTACATCTGTACTCCTTTCGCTGTAACCCCTCTCCCCTCTATTCACTGCCGCGATATGGCGGCCAGGAGTCGTGCGCGCATGGATTCCAAAGACCTTACCCAGGAACTCCTCAAGAAGGTCGTCACGTACGACCCTGAGACCGGCTATTTCCACCTGATCAAGTACCGCGGGCGAAGGTCGTGCTCCTTCTCCCCAGATGGCTACGTCAGGGTATCGGTGTACCGCCAAAAGCGGTTCGCGCATCGCCTGGCGTTTCTCTACATGACCGGCAAGTGGCCGCCAAGGCGGCCAGGGTCGGGCAGAGCTTTGTGGCCTGAGGACGCCCCATGACCCTACGGCTCATATCAGTCACCCAAGCCGCCGAGATGCTGGGCATAGGCCGATCAACAGCCTATCGCCTGGCCAAGGACGGAAAGATCCCATGCGTTCGGGGCTTCGGCCCCCTGCGCGTTCACTATCAAAAGCTCGTCGAGATGATCGAGGCCGGTATCCCTGATACCCTCGCCGCCGCGGGCGTCGTATCCGAGGAGAGGATATGCCGTACAAAAGAGGAAAAGTTTGGTGGATCAGCTACACCGCGTCAGACGGAACGTATGTTAGACGCTCTGCTGGCACCGAGGACTATGCAGCAGCCAAGGCTTTAGAGCAGGAGCAGCGTAGCCAGGCGTGGCGGGAAAAGGAGATGGGATTCGACCGTCAACGGACGTTCGAGGAGGTAATGGTGGAGTATCTGGGCCATGCCGCCCAGGTGCAAAGAAGCTTCGACACTACCCAGCATCGAGTGAAGGCTCTGCGCGAGTTCTTCGCCGGCAGGATCATGAACGACCTTTCCGGTAAAGACATCCGGGAATACTCGGGCCTGCGCACCAAGGCAGGGAAATCGGCTGCCACTATAAATAGAGAGCTGGCCGCACTGTCGGCCGCTATCAACTGGTGCTCAACCGAGCTGGAATGGAAGCTGCCGAACCCGGTAAAGGGCCGAACGCTTCGGGAGGCAGAAAGCCGGGTTCGCTGGATCACGCGGGGAGAGGTCGAATCGCTGTGCCGGGCTGCCAGAACGCAGCGAAACGGTGACATGCTCGAGGACTTCATCCGGCTCGCAGTGAACACCGGTTGCCGGAAGGAGGAAATGATGGGGCTGGAGTGGCGTCGAGTCGACCTGGCAAACCGATTGGTTTACCTGGAAGGCGAGCACACGAAGGCGAAGAAGCGGCGAAGCATCCCGCTCAATGAGGGGGCGCTGGCAGCGTTGAAAGGAAGGCTGGCTTTCCGTGCTGAGCACGCACCAGGGTCGCCATGGGTGTTCACCAGACGAAGTGGTGAGAAGGCGATCGATCTGTCAGAAGGATTTGAGGCGGCCTGCGAGAAGGCCAAGATCAGCGACTTCCGCATCCACGATCTGCGACACACCTGCGCGGCCTGGTTGGTGAGTGCCGGGGTGCCACTGATCGAGGTAAGGGATTTGCTGGGTCATTCGACGGTGCAAATGACTGAGAAGTATGCGCACCTCGCACCGGCCAGGGTGCGAGATGCAGTCAGTGTGCTCGACAAGCCAATGTCACAATCTCGCTACACTGAAAATCCAGCGGGTTCAGGAGGTACACCCCTAAAGCTTGTAACCGCTTGA